TCTGCAATGGCCAGCAGCTTGACCATCTGGTCCTCAACCTTACGGCGCTCAGTGGTGGCCTTTCCTTCGTCGGTCTTATGGCGCAGCCACTCTGCGCTCAGGGTTTGCATCTTGGTCATGCCATGCCACCGATCTTGGCAATGATGGCACCCAGGTCTGGCGCTTCCCAGGCTTCAAGCTTGCCAGAGCGATCCTTGGCCAGCCAGAGGCCATCCGAGTCGCACATGAGGGCACGCTGGGTTATGCCTTCGGAATCGCGCTCAACGCGCAGGGCAAGCACTTCGTCGAAGAAGTATGGCAAGCCTTGGGTCAGGCTCTTGCCTGGCATCCCAGGGTTGTAGAGCATCTTTCCCATCTCATCAGTGGACTTCTCCAACTTGGCGCTCATGTAGACATGCTTGCCAGGCAGGTCACGGAAGGCGCGGATGAGCTCTGTCATCGTGCTGTTCATCTCACCGTAGGCTGCTCGGCCATCCTTGGACTTCTTCAGCTCATGGGACAGGACCACCTCGGCCACCTCCGAAATGCTGTCTAGCGCCACTGACTGAAACCCCGCGGCCTCCTTGCTGTCTCGGCACCAGGCGAATGCCTCACGCAGATCGTCCATCGAGGCAATCTCGATGTAGGGCAGGTCAGCGTCCTGGATGGACAGCAGGCCACCCTCGGCGCTCAGCACGATCACATTGGGCAGCGTCTGCACCAGCGTGGTCTTGCCTGACCCCGCAGCGCCGTACACCAACACCTTCACTCCATTGGCGGTTAGACCGCCCGTTGACTTCAACTTGATAGCCATTTGGCTCTCCTTTTTAGCACCCACTTCAGGAAATCTGTTCTGGGTGTGGTTGGATCATAAACCAGAAATAGTGTATAGTGCAAGCACTTTCGCAAATATTTTTTCTGAGGTGCAAACTATGATGACTGTTGAGCAGATTAAAAAACGGCTGGAAGATGCCAATCTGAAGAGGGTGGCAGAGAATGCTGGTGTCCATCCAGCCACGGTTTACAGGTTCATGCAAGAGGAATCCAAACCCCTGTATGAGACGGTCAAAGCCTTGAGCGACTACCTAATCAAGCAAGAGGTGGCGCATGGCTGATCTCTCAAACATTCTTGGCGGTCCTTGGGCACCGCCAGCAGAAAAGCATGTTGATCCACCAGAGGTGCAACTGCTGAATGCAATGCTTGAGGCTGGACTTGCAGAACCAGACAAGCCAATTGATATTGATGGGAAGATGCACAGGTTCAACAGCAGAACCAAAAACAGCAAAGACTATGACAAATCAGGTTGGTATATTGCCTATCCTGATGGCGTGCCATCTGGACGCTTTGGCTGCTGGCGCATGGGCATCGACCATCTTTGGCGCTCAGATGTTGGCCGAAAACTGACAGCCAGTGAGGAAATTGCTCATTTTCGGCGCATAACACAGGCAAAAACAGAGCGTGATGTTGCATTAAAAAAGCAGCACGAAGTGGTGGCCGACACCGTTGAAACAATTTGGAGCCAAGCTCAGGCAGCGCACCCAGATCACCCTTACTTAGCACGCAAAAATATTCAACCTCACGGCGCACGCATCACGGGTGACGGTCGGCTGATCGTGCCATTATTTGGTAAGGATGGCCAGCTTGCTACGCTGCAGTACATTGACAACGACAAAGGCAAGCTCTACCACCCAGGCGGAGAAGCTGGTGGAAAGTTCTGGATGCTTGGCACGATGGACGAGCCTGGCGTGTTGTACGTAGCCGAGGGATTTGCCACGGCTGCAACCATTTACGAGATTACAGGCAAACCCTGCGTGGCTGCTTTCAGCGCCAGCAGCTTGGTATCAGTCACTGCTATTCTGCGCGAAATGTACGGCGCAACTCAGGACATTGTTATCGTGGCAGACCACGACAGTCATGGCGTTGGCCAGAAATACGCTGACCAAGCCAGCGCCAAATATGGAGCCAGGGTAATCATCCCGCCAATTGAGGGCATGGATGCCAACGATTATGCCCAAGCAGGTCACGATTTAGCCAGCTTATTGATTCAGCAGACTGGCACAGCGGTGATTGACAAATTGCAGGTGGTGTTTGGCGACCAGCTTGGCAGCGACTACGAGGCACCCAACGAGCTGGTTGAGGGATTGATGACCATCGGCAGCTCGGTGGTCGTTTACGGTGACAGCAACTCAGGCAAAACATTCTGGGCGCTCTCAGTGGCCACAGCCATTGCCACAGGCACCGACTGTTACGGCAGAAAGACCGACCCTGGCCTGGTGGTGTACTTGGCCAGCGAATCACCTGCCAGCATTCGGTCACGTATGCAGGCCATCAAGAAGTTTTACGGCTGCAACTTAGAGAATTTTGCGATGGTGCCGGTCCCCATGAATTTCTACAACGGCGACCAGGACGCCCATGATGTGATTGAGCTGGTCAGGGCCATTGAGAAGATCAAGGGCAGGCAAGTGCGTTTGATTATTGGCGACACACTGGCCAGGATGAGCGCAGGAGCCAACGAAAACAGCGGCGAAGATATGGGGCCAGTCATGGCCAGATTCGACCACGTGGCCACAGCCACAGGCGCTGCCATGATGATTATTCACCACAATGGCAAAGACGCAGCCAAGGGCGCAAGGGGCTGGTCTGGCATTCGTGCCCACATTGACACTGAGATTGAGGTCACAGAAAAGGACGGAACTCGGTCTGTGACGGTTACAAAGCAGCGCGAGTTACCCAGCAAAGGTGAGACGATTTACTTTCAGCTGGAGATTATTGAGATGGGCGTCAGCAAGTTTGGCGGCGCTGCAACAACCTGCGTGGCTATCCCAGATGACGAATCAAATGCCACGAAACCCCACAAAAAACTCACAAAACATGATGAAAACAACCGCACAGCCGAGCGTGCTTGGTGGGCATCTGGTGCTGAAGAGCGTGAGGGTTTACCCTATGTTAGTAGGTCGGCGCTGCGTGATTTGTTGATCAAAGATGGTTCGACCGAACGCACCGCCAAGAACAAAACTGAGGCATCCAGACAGGATGGAATGATCTCGCAAATGCTCAATGCAGGCACTTTGAAATCAATTGAACATGGCTGGATTTTTATCAATAAGGCGCAGGCAAGTGCTATGTTGATGCGAAAAAATGGGGTGGAAAATCGCCCCTAAACGCCCCTGAGTGCCCCTAGGGGCATTTAGGGATTAGGGGCAAAAGCCCGTTAAATCGCCCCTCCCCGCCCCTAAAACGTATACGTTAGGGGCGGTAGGGGCAACGGGATGCGGAAATTTAGGGACAAAGTTATCCACATAAAGTAAGTAGGCACTAACATGAATAATGAAATGATCAAAGAGTTTGAAAGATTGGAATTTGCAATGGCCACACAGGATGTGGAAATTATCAAACAGGCAATTCAGGATTTGAAGCAGGTCATGAAACAACAGACCACAGCAAACGAAACTCAGATAGGCGGCGATCATTACAAGGCAAAATCCATCCAGCCTTGGGACTTCATTGCGGCCAACCAGATTGGCTACTTTGAAGGCAACATCGTCAAGTACGTTTCCCGCTGGCGGAATAAAGGCGGCATCAATGACCTGAAGAAAGCCAGGCATTATTTGGACAAGCTCATCGAACTGGAGGACAATGCGGCATGACCACGAAAACACACAATCCAGCGGACAAGGTGGAGCGCTGGGCCATCGACAAACTGGTGCCCTACGCTCGCAATGCCAGGACGCACTCGGACGAGCAGGTTGGCCAGATCGCGGCCAGCATCAAGGAATGGGGCTGGACTACTCCGATCTTGGTGGATGAGACTGGCAGCATCATTGCCGGTCACGGGCGCACGTTGGCCGCACAGCGCCTTCAAATGACCGAGGTGCCAGTGATGGTAGCCAAGGGCTGGTCAGAGGCCAAGAAACGGGCTTACGTGCTGGCCGACAATAAGCTGGCGCTGAATGCTGGGTGGGACAATGAGATGCTGGCGCTTGAGCTGGGTGAGATTGGTGATCTGGGGTTTGACCTTGACCTGACTGGATTCTCAGCCGAGGAGATTGCGGCGCTGATGCCTGATGAGCTGACCCCTGGCCTGACCGATGAGGATGCGGTGCCAGAGGTGCCAGAGCAGCCGGTCACGGTGCTTGGAGATGTTTGGATTCTTGGCAAGCACCGGCTTATGTGCGGTGACTCGACCAGCATTGATGCGGTGGAGAAGCTCATGGATGGCCAGAAGGCTGATATGGTGTTCACTGATCCACCTTACAACATTGCAAGTGAAAAACCTTCAGCAGCAGGCCAAATACGCAATTCATTTAAGCGATTAAACGAATCAGAATGGGATAAAGATTTTAATTTTCTAGATGTGGCAGGCTCAATTACAGTTTATTTGGCAGATGATGCTTCGGTTTATGTTTGCACAAGTCACCATTTACTTGGTCAAATCTTAGATTGGATGAAAGAGGACTTCAAATCTCATGGTTTATGTGTTTGGAAAAAACCAAACCCTATGCCCTCTTTGCACAAACGCCATTGGACATGGTGCACAGAATTTATTTGCTATGCAACCAAAGGAAAGCACACTTTTAACTTTCCCCAAACTGGCCACGCTTTGAGTGTTTGGGAAATTGATAAACAAAGGTCTAACGACCTTCATCCAACAATGAAGCCGGTCGCTGTTCCTGAGCATGGCATCAGTATGTCTAGCAACAAAGGGCATGTAGTACTTGACTTATTTGGTGGTGCCGGTTCGACTTTGCTGGCGTGTGAAAAACTTGAGCGCCAAGCACGCCTGATGGAGCTCGACCCAAAGTTTGTCGATGTCATCGTCAAGCGCTGGCAGGATTTCACAGGCAAAATAGCAACACACGCAGAAACCGGAAAGCCTTTCGCGGAGGTTACAAATGGTCACTAAACTTGAAAAACCCACTCTAAAAAGCAAAAAGACAAAAATCGTGCCAGCTAAAGCGCACGATCCAAACTACGGTGGCGCACGTGATAACGCAGGCCGACCAGCCTTTGAACCCACCGATTCCGAGCGCAAACAGGTTGAAGCGCTGTCAGGTTACGGCCTGCCAATCGAGCAGATTGCAGTCTTGGTACGCAATGGCATCCACGTTGACACGCTCCGCGCTCA